AATTAACCAAATTATAGGATATATAAAATTCGAAAGATAACATGAAACTAAAAAAATTATTGGAGAAAAAAGAGGCCATTGCCACATCACCAAGCACAAATATGACTCTTCATTACGACTCAGGATTTGATAGTGTTGGTGAAGATGGAACACCAGAATTTAATTTTACCATAAGTGTATCATCAACTGGAGGAAAAGAGTTCTTTAGAGGTGTAGCTGATAGTGAAGAAAGTGCAAAAATGGCTGAAGGTGTGAGATTGGAGCTTAGAAGAGCCTTGCGTAGATTTGACAAAAATGTTCAACAAATTATCGAAAAATATCACTTACAAGCAAGATGAAAAATTTACATGTTACGACTGGAAAAATTACTACTAAACGTGTTGAAGGAGATGAATGGGAAGAAGGTGGTAAGTTATGGACTATTAAGAATGGTATAAAGAGAACGGTTACAAAAATGGACCATGCACGAAAAGAGTTTTTAACTCCATTAGCATGTCCAGAATGTGGATCCCCAATGAAACACCATTTAGATGAAAAAATGTGGGCAATACATAAAAGATGTTTTAACTGTGTTATTGATATGGAGCATGAGATCATGAAAGCTGGAAATTGGGAAGAGTATGAAAAGGGCAAAATATTAGCAAACGCAAATAGTTTTATAAAAGATTTAGAAGATTATGTGCAGGAGTTTGTTCAAGATCAAACATCCAAATCACACGTCACAGAAGATGGTTTGATTGAAAAATGGAAAGATGCTGATCAAGGTTATCTGAAACAAATTGGGGAAGATGTAATCGCCGAAATAAAACAAAACGTTGAAAATTTTTAAAACTAATGATTGATTCGACTATTCTTGTAGCTTTTATTACTGGGGTGTTAGGGCCAGTATTATTGCTTCTAATTAAGTATGGTATTGATAGACGAAGAGTGAAGGGTGATATGGTAACCGATGCACTAAACATCAGTGAAAAAGTTACTAATAAGTTAGACTTCATTAAACATGAATTTGCAGCGGATCGTGTATGGTTGGCACAATTTCATAACGGAGGTCACTTTTATCCAACTGGGAAGTCAATAGCAAAGTTTAGTATGGTGTATGAGACGGTAGAGGCTAATGTGAAATCAATTCAAGGTAACTTCCAAAATATTCCAGTTAGCTTGTTTAGTAAACCAATCAATGAGCTACTTGATAAAGAGATTATTGAAATCCCAGATTACAAAGATGAAACTGTAGCAACTTATGGGTTGAAGTACATAGCAGAAGAGGCAGGTACAAAATCTAGTTATTTGTTTGCAATCAAAACAGTAGATGATAAGTTTATTGGAGTTTTGGCGGTGGATTATACAAGAAAGAGAATTAAACTAAACGCAGACTTTCTACACACAATAAGTAATCATGCTACTGCAATAGGTGGTGTATTGAATGCACATTTACATAAACACTAAGATGAACGAAGAATCAAAAGGCCTTTGGCATAATATTAGAGCAAAAAAAGCGAGAGGTGAGAAGCCAGCTCGCAAAGGTTCAGAAGCGTATAAAAAGGCAGTTGCAGCTGCAAAAAAAATCAATGCTGCCAACGAAGAGGTAACCCTATGTGAGATATGTGCATTAGCGTTATTAGAGGATATTGTGGCAGGTAAGTTTATGTTGAGTGAGGCTGAATATCAAGGCCGTGAAGTGAAGTTAGGTAAGCCAATGAAAGGTGATGTGAAAAAGTATAAAGTTTATGTTAAGAACGATGCCGGTAATGTAGTTAAGGTGAATTTTGGTGATAAAGGATTATCTATCAAAAGAGATGATCCAGAACGTAGAAGATCCTTTAGAGCACGTCACAAATGCTCACAAAAGAAGGATAGAACTTCTGCAGGATATTGGAGCTGTAGAATGTGGTCAACTAAACCAGTAAGTCAAATACTAAAAGGAAAATAATAATGCCATATACACACAAAAAAGTAGGAGACAAATACTGTGTATATAAGAAAGACACAGAAAAAAAAGTTGGATGTACTGATGGCAACAAAGAAGCATTGCGTAAGTACTTAGCAGCTTTGCATATCCAAGCAAACGAAAGTACCCAACCAACCTTGCGTGAAATTTTGCGTCTAGAAATTCGTAAAATACTTAGATCATTATGATAAGACTAGTTGATTTATTATTGGAAGCTGAAAAAGCAAAATGCCCACCAGCCACTCAAGATATTGGTCTAAATTTAAAAAATAGACAAAAGGGTATTCAAGAGTATGGCTATGGTCCATTGAATCCTAATGAGCCAAATGAAAAGTTTTGGAATAAAAAAGTGGAGATGTGGCAATTGGATTCGGTAGAAGAAGCAAAAGAGGCTTTGTGTGGAAACTGTGCTGCGTTTGATATTACTAAAAAAACACTAAACTGCATTGCAACAGGAATAGGTAATGATGAGGGTAGTGAGGATCCATTTGACGTAATTAAAGCGGGTCAATTAGGTTACTGTAGGTTTTTAAAATTTAAGTGCGCAGCTAAGAGAACTTGTGATGCTTGGGTAGTTGGAGGACCAATTAAAGATTAACGTGTATATTTATATAAAATAATAACAATGAAACTTATAAACCTAATACCATTAAAAGAGCTTGCAGTTGAGGATGTATCGGCTACTGAACCAGAAATGATCGCAACTCCATACTTCCGTGAATTTCAAGCTGTACATGGATATAGACCAGTATTCAAATATATTGGCAACAAGGGCGAACAAATGATTTTTGTAGCTGATGTAAATGATTTTGGTATGCTGGATATGATTATCACAGATGCAAAGTTATTTGCTAAGGTAACAGAAAAAGAAGCTACATTTGGAATCGTTTACACTTTATCAGGTCTTGAACAATTTGATGCTACAGTGTGTAAAATGAAACAAAAGAATGGTCAAATTGAACGTATGATGTTTGACAATAAAGATAAGAAAAACTTTGATGCAAAAACAACTAATTTTGTTGACCTTTTAGATAAACAATAATGAAAAAGAATACAATCAAAAAACCACTAGTAGAAAATAAACTACGTCAGTTAATTAGAAAAGAGATCACTAGACTGATGGAAGCTGAAGAAACCGAAGAGGTACCTCAAGAAGAGCCACAACCGGAAGAAGAGGGAATGAGTGCTGATTTTGAGGAAGCACTTAACTATTTTATCAGAAAGCTGAGAAGTAGTACTGATAATGTAGGTGATGATGATCTAGTAGAAATGCTTAGTACCATTGTAGACACTTTTACATCATCAAACGAGTCAAAATTAAATATACTTAAGCAGGTAAGAAACAACACTGTACGATAATGAAAACATCACACATCATTAAACGACTAAAAGAAGATACAGAGTATCAGGAGTTTTTTAAAAAAGCAATGAAAAAATTTGATATTTCGTCACCAGCTGAATTAAGTGGTGAAAAGAAAAAGGATTTTTTTAACTACGTAGATACAAACTACAAAGCTAAAACTGAAACACGATTCTAATGAAATTGGAACGAGTTATAATTGTTATACTTGCATCAATCATAGTTGGTTTGTCTGTGTATGTAATATTTTTTGATAAAGGTAAAAATGATTACGTAGACAAATATAAAGACGATAAGGATAAAATTGACAGCCTTACTGCAAAGATAAGTGATTTACGTAAAGTGCAATTAAAGCAAGATTCCTTGATAAATACTTACGAAAGTCGTATAGTCTATTATAAATCAGAAATAAACAAAGTTGATAAAAAGATTGCAACAATACGCAAAGAGTATGAAGATAGGATTAAAGACGCTTATAATTACACTCCTTCTCAACTCGACAGCTTTTTCGCAAACCGTTACATTAGATAGTTGCGAAACACGCTTGCCGTGTGATATCTCAAGAAGAGTTGTAGTAGACCTTCTTGAAGGAGATTTAGCAAAAAAGGAATTGGAGCTCTTCCAAGAAAAGCTGCGTCTAACAGACCAAATAGTTAGCTCTCAAAACGACATCATTACTTCCCACAGAATCAAAGTTCAGGCCTATAATGAGCAAATACGTATGTATGAGCAAAAAGAGGCACTATACAATAATATTGTTCTTGGCTTAGAAAAAGATAAAAAGGCTTTAAAGAGAACAGTCAAGTTTTTAGGAATTTCGGTTGGTGTTGTTACGATCACAACCATAGTTGGATTCTTATTACGCTAAAAGGTTACATATGCAAGAAAAAAGCTTAAAAGACATTATTCGTGAGGAATATGTAAAATGTGCTAAATCAGCATCATACTTTATGAAAAAATATTGTATGATTCAGCACCCAACCAAAGGTAAAATTCCCTTCCACTTATACCCATACCAAGAAGATACTCTGTTTGAGTTTCAAGAAAACGACAGGGTAATTATTTTAAAATCTAGACAGTTAGGTATCTCAACTTTGATAGCAGGGTATGCGTTATGGATGATACTATTCCAAAATGACAAAAACTGCTTGGTTGTAGCGATTGATCAAAACACGTCTAAAAACCTTGTGACAAAGGTTAAGGTAATGTTTGAACACTTACCAAGTTGGCTAAAGATAAAAGCTGTGGAGAGCAATAAACTCTCCATTCGTCTGTCAAATGGATCACAAATTAAAGCTGTATCAAGTACTGGAACATCAGGACGTTCGGAAGCATTATCACTAGTCATTATAGACGAGGCTGCATTCGTAGATGGAGCTGAAGAATTATGGGCATCACTACAACAAACATTATCTACTGGGGGTCAAGGTATATTATTATCAACACCAAATGGTACTGGTAACTTTTTCCATAAAATGTGGACAAAGGCAGAAGGAGGTGAAAACAAGTTTAAAACTTTAAGACTTCCATGGCAAGTACATCCAGAACGTAATCAAGAATGGAGAGATAGGCAAGATGCCGAATTGGGGCTTAGATTAGCAGCACAGGAGTGTGATTGTGATTTTAGTACTTCGGGTAATACAGTTGTTTCTCCAGAATTAGTAGCATATTATAGTCAAACATTCGTACAAGAGCCTTTAGAAAAAAGAGGGTTTGATAATAATTTGTGGATTTGGGAAGTTCCCGACTACACTAAAAACTATATACTAACAGCGGACGTTGCAAGAGGTGATGGAAGCGATTATTCGGCATTTCATGTAATGGAAGTTGAGTCGTGTAGACAAGTGGCCGAATATAAAGGTCAGCTAACGACAAAGGATTTTGGTAATTTGCTTGTGGCAGTAGCAACAGAATATAACGATGCACTACTTGTACCAGAGAATGCTAATGTGGGTTGGGCAACAATACAACAGATAATCGACAGGGGTTATTCAAACCTATATTACACATACAAGAATGATGTACTTGACTCCGATAAGTTTTTAACAAAGGGGTATGATCTCACAAGCAAGACCGATATGGTTGCAGGATTTACAATGAGCCATAAAACTAGACCGTTAGTTATATCTAAGATGGAGTTGTATATACGTGAAAAAAGCTGTACTATTAGAAGTAAGCGATTACTAGACGAACTTTTTGTATTCATTTGGAAAAACGGTAGGGCAGAAGCAGCACAAGGGTATAATGACGACTTGGTAATGAGTTTTGCTCAAGGTTTGTGGGTTAGAGATACGGCTTTAAAACTTAGACAGGCAGGAATTGAAATCAACAGAGCTGCCTTATCAGGAATTAAATCGTCAGCAACAATTTACAAACCAAGAATGGATAATAATCCATGGCAGATGCAAGATCAAAAAGGCAATAGTGAGGACCTTAATTGGCTTATATAAACTTTCAAGACTATTTATAAATAAACACTAATGGCCGAAAACAAAACACTTTTTAGTAGATTAAGAAAACTATTCAGTACGGATGTAATTATTCGTAATGTGGGTGGTAATCAACTAAAGGTCATAGACACAGCAAGAATTCAATCAGACGGCAACATCGTCACAAATAGAAGAATAGACAGATTCTCAAGATTATTTTCTTCTATTCCAGGCTACTCATATCATGCAGGTCAATTACAACTATACACTCGTTTGGAGTTGTTTAGAGACTATGAGGCAATGGATACAGATAGTATCATCTCCTCAGCATTGGATATATATGCTGACGAATGTACTGCAAAGAATGAGTTTGGCGATATGCTAACAATCAACTCTGGAAATGCAAAAGTACAGCAGGTGTTACATAACTTATTTTACGATATAATGAATATCGAATTTAATTTATGGCCTTGGATTAGAAACACAATTAAGTATGGAGATTTTTTCTTACATCTTGACATTGCAGAAGGATTTGGGATCATTAACGTAGATCCAATCTCACCATATGAGATGATTCGTGAAGAAAACTTCGATCCAGAAAATCCACATCGAGTTAGGTTTAGAAGAGATTATTCAGCCTTGTCTTCACTTACACACGTAGCCGCAAGTACCGAAAAGGCACCAACATACGATAATTATGAGATTGCACATTTCCGCTTATTGACGGATACAAACTTCTTGCCTTATGGACGTTCTATTATAGAACCAACTAGAAAGGTTTGGAAACAAATTACTCTAATGGAAGATGCGATGTTAATTCATCGTATTATGCGTGCTCCAGATAAACGCGTTTTCAAAATTGATATTGGAAACATACCACCAAGTGAAGTGGATGCGTTTATGGAGGGTATGATTAATAAAATGAAAAAGGTACCTTATGTTGATCCTGAGACTGGTCAATATAATCTTAAATACAACATGCAAAACCTACTCGAAGATTTTTATCTTCCGGTGCGTGGCGGAGAAAGTGGCACTACAATCGAGCCACTAGCAGGTATCCAGTTTGACAGTATTCAGGATATTGAGTATCTTAGAAATAGACTTTTAGGATCTTTAAAAATTCCAAAAGCGTATTTAGGGTATGAAGAAGATACTACTGGTAAGGCTACATTAGCCTCTCAAGATTTCCGTTTTGCGAGAACAATTGAACGTGTACAAAAAATTATAACTTCTGAATTATATAAAGTAGCCATTGTACACCTTTACTCTCAAGGGTTTACGGACGAAGATTTAGTGGATTTTAATTTAAGTTTAACAGCTCCATCTTCAGTATATGAAAAGGAAAAAGTGGAATTATGGACAAGTAAAGTATCGCTTGCTGGAGAGATGGTTGATAAAAAATTATTTAGTCGTGCTTGGGTGTATGAAAACTTGTTTGGTATGGCAGAGAACGACTATTTATATGAGCAGAATAGAATCATTCAAGATACCAAAGAGCAATTCCGTATTGAACAAATAAAAAATGAAGGAAATGATCCAGTCAAAACAGGACAGTCTTTCGGTACTCCACATGATTTAGCGCAGTTATATAAGGGTGATAAAGGTGTTCCAAAAGGATATGATGAAAGAACTTCGGAAATGCCTCCAGGAGGTTGGCCAGGAGCAGGACGTCCTGAAGAGCTAGGAACACACGGAACGCACGAACATCCACTTGGTTGGGATCCATTAGGAAATAAAGCTATACGTAAGGTTTATGAAGGTTCTAAGAAAAAAGTGTTATCGGAAAATTTAGTCAAAGAGATTGATAGAAAGAAAGCAGCAATCAAGGAAACTTTTGGATCTGCTGATAATGAGGATTTTAATTTATTAGACGAGCGTAACATTTTACAAGAGGAATAACTTAAACCGACATATTTATTATTAAATGAAGAAATCAACACACTCAAAAATCAAGAACACAGCAATTCTTTTTGAATTGTTAACCCGCCAAGTTGCAGCGGACACGATAAAGGGTGTCGAGAAGTCTCCAGCTTTGCTTATTATTAAGGAGTATTTTAAAGCGGATTCTATTCTCGCAAGGGAGCTTGTACTATATCAAACACTAATAAACGAAAGGTACAACACTTCCCAAAAAGCTGAATACTTACTTAACACAATTGTTAAGTTGCGTAAAAAGCTCAATATCCCACAACTAAGAGATCAAAAATATAAACTCATAAGTGAAGTAAAAAAGCACTACGATCTCAAAGATTTTTTTAAGACAAATCTATCGGAGTATAAATTATATGCTTCAATTTATCGTGTTTTTGAAGGTGTGAGTGTATCTAAAGTATCGGAAACTGTACAAAGTCGCTTTACTATTATTGAACACCTTAATCGCAAAAGCAATAATAGACTAACTGAGAGCGTATCTAATTACTCGCAGGATTATTTAAAACAAGACGAAGAGATTAGATTATTAGCTTACAAACTCATGATCGATAAATTTAATGAGAAGTACGCAAATCTATCAGATAAACAAAAGAGTATTTTAAAAGAATATATCAACAATATATCAAATACAAATACATTAAGAGAGTTTGTAGTAGTTGAGAGTAGATCAATTAATAACGCTATTAAAAAACACATACCCAACGTCAGTGACCAAGTAACAGCTATCAAGTTGAATGAGGTCTGTAATTTAGTTGGTAAGTTGGAAAAAATTAAAACAGTAAAAGAGGATCATGTGCTCTCGCTACTACTTTACCATGAATTGCTAAAGGAGCTAAAATATGCAAAATAAAAAGCTAACAAAAAAAGAACTCGCTGAGTTAAAACTTTATGTGAGAGAGCAGTCAAAAAAGCTTAAAAATGAAGGTAGTACTACTGCTGGAGTTCCTGGTTATCAAACACCAGCTGCATTCACTGGAAAGGAAGGTGGTGAAGGAGCTGAAAGTTTTGATTATGAAGATGATCAGTTCGCATATTCGGAGAAAGCTCCAAAAACAAACAAGCATTCAATAAAAATACATGAGGTAAGCTATAAAGCCTTTAAGCAAGATAGTACAGTAAGTGAGATACAAAAAGTTAACAAAAAAGTTCTTGAAGTAAATAAGATGCTTCGTGAAATATCAAGATCATTGGATCATAGTATAAAATTAAAACAAGAATCGGCTCTTGATAATTCAGTATATTGGAAACGTACAAATGAGGCTATTTTAAAAATAAACAATAGATTAGCAGAAGTTAGTAAAAAAGCACGCAAACTTGCAAATTTAAAAGAACTTGCTGCATCAAGTGTGAAGGCTAAACTAGAGCAACTATTCAAAAAAGCTGGAATACAAGTAACACCACAGGATATAGAGTATAATCAAGTGGGTACTGAGCATTATGAATTTGACGTTTATCTAAACGGAGAGCCATACGCTATAGACTATCAAAATGGAGACCTTACGTTTCAGGATTATGATCAAGAGGTGGTTTTAGGTAATTTTAATCAGGAAGCTGATCTAATCAAAAACATAGCACAAACTTTTAAACAATGAATAAGCAAGTAATAGTTGACTACATTGGCTCAATCCAATTCACACCTGAGCAAATTAATGAATCTATCTCATCAAATGGTGGTAAGTTAATTGTTAGTGGAATTATGCAAAGAGGTAGTACTGGAAATGATAAAAACTTTAACCAAAATGGAAGAAGTTATCCACTACCGATTCTTAGACGTGAGGCGGACAAATATAAAAAAGTTTTTGTAGCTGAACGTAGAGCATTAGGTGAGCTAGATCACCCAGAATCATCAGTAGTAAATTTGTCTAACGTGTCCCACAATATTGTTGATCTTTGGTGGGATGGCACTGACCTCATGGGTAAGATTGAAATACTAGCAACGCCTTCAGGAAACATTGCAAAAGAGCTTTTGAGAGCTGGTATTCGTTTAGGTATTAGTTCTAGAGGTATGGGATCTGTGAGAGAGTTAGGAGAAGGAAAGGTTGAAGTGCAAGATGATTTTGAAATCGTATGTTGGGACTTAGTGTCAAATCCATCAACACAAGGGGCCTTTATGGATAACCTAAATGAATCAAAGCAAGGATTAATAGTTAATAGCAGATATACAAGAGTGAATGCACTTATAAACGATATAATCTCAATAATGTAATATGAAACTGAAAAGAATAAAAGAAAGTATCGATCAAAAAGCAAACCTTAACGAAAAGGCTGCTTTTCTTCAAGAGGTATCGAGATTTAATGAATACGGAAGTCAAATCTATCGTACAGAAGGTCTAAAGCAAGCTGCAGAAGCAATTACTAAAATTGTTGAAAATGCCGAAAGAATAGCTTTACAAGAAACAGAAGAATGGTTTGATGAGATCACAGTTAAGCGTAACATGAAATCATTAAAATCAAATAATGAGGCTTTCATGAAAACTGTGAAAGAGGTAAGTAAGTTACAACAACGATTAGAATCACTTTACGAAGAAATGGGACATACCCTATCTCGCTACTATGAAATCAAATAAAGCACTTTTAAAAGAATATATTCGCAAGATTGTGAGCAAATACCTTCGTGAGGCTGAAGAGGAAAAGGCTGATGACAAAGGTGGTGAAGGGGCTGCTGATGCAAATCCATTTGCTGGTGGTGGTGATGAGAAAGAAGGAGGAGAAGAGCCTGCTGCTGGAGAGGATCAAGGAGCCGAAGATGAAGGAGGAGATGCAGAAGGAGAAGAAAAAGATACGGAGAAAAAAGCTAAACCAGAAGAACCAAAAGGTATACCAATTAAATTTGATATTAGTGGTGTAAAAAAATACAACAAAGCTGGGTTTACGAGTGATAAAGGAATAGTTAAGAGTATAAGCAAGAAGGGAATTATAGTAACAACTCAACCAGATGGAGTTGATATATTGGTAAACTTTGATGATATTACAGAACAAGCTACTAAATTTTTTAAAAAAAGATGAAAAAGAAAAATATAATATTGCTTAGTGAAATTGCTAAAAAAGTAATTACTACAAAAAAAAGCAGAAGGTTATTTGAGAATGTGCAGGGATTAGCTTCAAGCGTTCAGAACAAAGTAATGGAACTTGGTAAAGAGGTAAAAGCTGCTGGTGAAGATATTACAGACGAAGAAGTACAAGCAGCAATGCTTATGGCGGCATTAGAAGATAACGGCAACTTGGACAAAGTTGATGTACAAGATGTAGAAACCATTGCGCAACAGATTCAAGAAGCTCGTGGATATAGATTAAAAGAAGCTGGAGGAGGGGGATTACTACAGACTGTTGAGTTAGTAGGTGCTGCATTGGGTAATGTAGCATTACTTAATGTGATAGCAGGTACAATGAAAGAGTTAACCGGAAAGGAAATCAATCCAGACCAAATATCTCAAAAAATAAACAAGGCAATGGGTCCGTTAAAGAAACTAACTGGATTACCTGCAAAAGCAATGGAAAAGTTTTTCGAGTTTGTCACAAAAAAATTAGGTGGTGGAAAAGCTTCACAAAAAATAGCTGGATATAGTGGTACAATCGTCATCGTTACAATCTTATTAGCTCTAGGGTTGTTATTCTTCCCAGTACTAGGTGCATCACCACTAATGGTATTTTTATCTTTAACTGGAGTGATTGGAAAGGGCTTTGAGTTAGCAACCTTATGGAAGCACTTAATTGAGGCAATCAAAAATTACAAACAGGAAGGTGGTGAAGGTGCTGAAACACTTCCAAACCTACAACCAGCGTAAATTAACAAAAATTTAAAACTTTTTTATACTTAACCCGTCCTAAAAAACGGGTTTTGGTATTTGGTGTAATATGTATAACTAAATACACTATCCAATCTATTATAGTGTCCGTAAATATTTTAAATATTATAGCTCCCTAATAGCTGTAGGACGTTCAAAAATAAGGAAAACAAAATGAACAAATTACTTAAAGATGCAATCGCAGATGCAAAGGCAGTGCGTGAAACCGCTCTAGCAAATGCAAAAGCAGCTCTTGAAGAGGCGTTCGCTCCAAAACTACAATCTATGCTTTCCCACAAAATTAAGGAAGAGATGGAAGGTGACGAAGAGGAAGTTGAAATGACTCCAGAAGAGCCAACCGATGAGGTTAAAAAAATGAAAAAAATGGCTGGCGTTATGTCTGAAGAAGATGAAGACGACATGGGTTCTGAAGAGGATTATTCAGAGGAAGATTATTCTGATGAGGGTATGGAGTCTGAAGAAGACTACTCAGATGAAGAAGAGGTTTCCGATGAAGATCTAGAAGAAATTCTATGGGAACTTGAGCATGGTGGTGAAGAGACTGAAGAGTCTGAAGATCCTGAAATGCACGACATCATGGAAATGGATTCTGAAGATGAAGAAGAAATGGACATCGACATGATGGAAATGGATTCTGAAGATGAAGAAGAAGTTGATATCAACGAAATCATCAAAGCTCTAAGAGAAGAGGAAAATGGTGATGACGAAGATTCATCTGAAGCGGAAGAAAGAGCTGAAAAAGCAGAAGAAGAATTAGAAGAGGCTTACAAAGTTGTAAAATTCTTACGTTCTAAACTGAATGAAGTAAACTTACTTAACGCTAAACTTTTATTCGTAAACAAGTTATTTAGAAAAGGTCAACTTTCTGAAAGCCAAAAAGTGAAGATCATTGAAACTTTTGACCGTGCTAAAAATGTACGTGAAGCCAAATTGATCTATGCTACATTGTCTGAATCAGTTAACAAAACTGCTTCTAAACCGGTTGCTAAAAAAACAAAAATGATGGAAGGTTTTGCTTCCGCTCCACAGAAGAAAACTCAAATCATTTCTGAAAGTAACAATGTATTCAATCGTTTCAAAACCCTTGTGGATTATAACAAATAATTAAAAAACAAAAAAACCTTTAGAAAATGAACTTATTCGAAAACATCAAGGAGACCAACAGGGGTGCAGAAGTAAGACCTCTGATCAACAAATGGTCTAAAACTGGTCTTTTGGAAGGTCTCAAAGGCAACAACGAAAAATCAACTGTTGCTATCCTTCTTGAAAACCAAGCAAAACAATTACTAAAAGAGGGATCTGTTTCTACAGCAGGTACTGGCGCAGCTGGATACGAGCAGTATCACGGTGTAGCTCTTCCTCTTGTACGCAGGATCTTTGCTGAGATCGCAGCTAAAGAATTCGTTTCTGTACAACCAATGAACCTTCCATCTGGTCTAGTATTCTACTTAGACTTCAAGTATGGTACAAGCAAGCAACCGTTCGGATATGATCCAACTGGTAAAAACCAAATTGGTACTCTTCAAGGTATCACCAACGGAACTGGTGCTCCTAAGGATGGTCTTTATGGTGCTGGTAGATTTGGTTACTCAGTTAACACTGTAGTATCTTCTTCTTTGACTACCACTTCTGGTTCTGCTACTGCAGCTGCAGTAAACTATGATGGAGACTTTACTGGTTCTTTATCAAGCTATAGAACTTTAACATTATCTAACTTCTTCTCAACTACAGCAGCGAATGCAGATCAATATGCAGTACGTTCTTTCGTTCCTGTGTCCTCTTCTGTAACTTTGACAGCTGGTACAGATTACTTCCCAGCATTCACTAAAAAATCAGGTAACGACCTTATTTTCTTAGTTTCTGCTTCTGCAGCGGGATCTGGTTCTACTATGGCTAACTTTGCAGTATCATTCTCTTTACAGCCTTCAAACGATGG